CGCGTCCTGCAACCTGCACATCGGCGAGCCACCATCACTCATCGCAGAGGGAGATCCACAATGCCGACCACTAACCCGCTGGAGCTGATCCGGTTCGGGATCCACCGCACGTTGGGGATGGTGATCTACTGCTCCGGCGCGGACTGTCCACGCTGGCGCTTGTCCGTGTGGGAGATCGACACGCTCCCATGGTTGACGCAGCAAGCATCGATCCACCTCGATGCGCATCATCCTGCAGCGCTGGTCTGGTGTGTGCATGGGCACCCGCTTGGCGCGTGCTGCAGCGAGCGTGAGGCGGCGCTCCACCCCGTCGTGTCCACCGCGCACGCTGAGCTGGACGACGAGCCACCCGCGGACTACATGGTCGGTGACTCTGCGTCACCACCGTACCCGGGCGAGCGCTGGGCCTGGCCGCTGGACTGCCCGAAGTGCGGTGCAGGTATCGGGCCATGGTCGCCCGATACGGTCGGCTCCGAGATGACGCACATCCGGCCTGGTGGGGGGCCGGATTGGCAGGCCAACCAAGATCACGACGTCCCATCGATCCCTGTCGATTCCGTTTCACGTGAAACACGCGACCGCGGCGCCGGTTTTTTCCCAGATCGCCAGCCGGGGACACCCCGCCCTGTCCCGCATCCCTCTCCCCGCGACGCCGGTTAGTCACAGATCGTGACGATTCTCGCCGAGTCGCCGCCGATCCTGGGCAGCGCTGAACCGCGGCTCTGGACTCCGCCCCTCCGGGAGCTGACTCCCGCTACGTCCTACGGTTTCGAGGTGATCGACTTCGCCAATGAGATCGGTCACCCGCTGTTACCGTGGCAGGAGTTCGCTGTGATCCACGGCGGCGAGCTCCTGCCGGACGGCCGGCCCCGGTTCCGGATCGTGCTGCTCATGGTCAGCCGGCAGAACGGCAAGACGGAGCTGCCCGTGGTGCTCTCGGTGTACTGGCAGTTCCGCAAGCGCTTCCCGCTGATCTTGGGAACCAGCACGAAGCTGTCCTACGCCAAGGAGTCCTGGCTGAAGGCGGTCAACCTCGTCCGTCGCACGCCCGCGCTGAATGATCAACACGCCCCGGGCCGGAAGTGGTTCCGGACCACGAACGGCGAAACCGAGTCCTGGACCTACGGCGGCGAGCGCTACCTGATCGCGGCCAGCAACTCTGAAGGCGGCCGATCACTCACGGTGAACCGCGGCGTGGCCGATGAGCTGCGGCAACACCGAACGTACGAGGCGTGGGACGCCTTCGAGCCGGCCTGCTCGCCGGACGACGCGCAGATCTGGGGGCTGTCCAACGCCGGGGATTCCCGGTCGGTGGTCCTCAACGACCTGCAGGACTCCGCGCAACACTTCATCGAGACCGGCGTCGGCGACTCCCGGCTCGGCCTGCTGGAATGGTCAGCCCCGCCGGACGCCGACCCGGAAGACGTGGCCGCGCTGTGCCAGGCCAACCCGCGGGTCGGTCACGGCCTGGACATCGAGGTGCTCCGCGCTGCCGGCGCGCGGGCCAAGCGGCTCGGCGGCGACGCGCTCAACGGCTTCAAAACCGAGCGCATGTGCATCCGGGTGAAGGTGCTCAAGCCGGCGCTGGACACTGCCGCGTGGGCCGAGTGTCTGGACCCGGGCCCGCTAGAGCCGAAGCGCGGCGGCATCGCGCTGTGCGTCGACCTGAGCCGCGACGGCCGGCACGCCACGCTGGCGGCCGCGCAGGTTGGCCCTCTCGGCGGCAAAGTGCGCGTTGAGCTGCTGGCGTCGTGGTCCGGGCCGGCGGCTGCGTCCGACCTTGAGCGCGCTCTCCCCGGCTGGCTCAAGACCGTCAAGCCGAAGGTGCTCGGCTGGTTCCCGAACGGCCCGGCCGCGGCGGTGGCGGCGAAGCTCACGACGACGCCGGCCGGCGTCGCTGTCTCAGAAATCCGCGGCGACACGCCGGCTGTGGTGATGGGCTTCGCCAAGGAGGTGGCCGCGGTCACGCTCGCGCATTCCGGTGACCCGCTGCTAGACGCCCATGCGCTCGGCGCGGAGAAGCTCGATAGCGGTGGCGGCTGGGTCTTTTCCCGGCGTGACGGTCACGCGGACGCTGTCTACGCGGCGGCCGGCGCTGTCCACCTCGCCCGGACCGTACCCCGGACGCCGCGCTACTCGAAGCGGGTGCACGTGCCTGGGGGCTAGTCGGCTGTATCATCCCGATCATGGGATGGATCGCTGCCGCTGCGCAGCTAGCGCGTGAAGCGTTCGGAGTGCCGCGACCCATCACCCTGGATCTGGACCCGCTGCGCACGTTCGACTCCGCTCCGGCCCCGGTCGATAAGGTGCTCGCCGCGATGCAGGCGAACATCGGCACGATCAGCAGGGACGACGCGCTGCAGGTCGCCGCGGTCCAGCGCGGCCGCAACGAGCTGTGCTCGATCGCCACGCTCCCGATGCGGCTCTACCGCGGGCTGGACGTGATCGACTCCCCGCTGTTCCGGCAGTTTGACCCGAACGTGCCCAACGTCGTGCACCTCGCCATGACGATCGAAGATCTCGCCTTCGAGCGCATCGCGTACTGGCAGGTAACCGGCCAGGACTTCAACAATTACCCGGCGTCCGTGCGGCGCATCCCACCCGGCCGGGTGAGCCTGAAGCGGCCGAACGGGTCGCCGCGGGCCGGCGATGAGCGCTGGGTGTGGATCAAGCCGGACGGCGCGAAGGACTGGGAGCAGCTCTCCGCGGCCCTGCTCATCCGGTTCGACTCCCCCAACCCGGGCATCCTCGGTGCCAACTCCCGTGCCATCCGGCGGGCCCTGGCCCTGGACCGGGTGGCCGCGATGTACGCGGACAACCCGCAGCTGCGGGAGTGGTTCACCGACGCCGACACGGGCGAAGATGGGATGTCGGACGACGACATCAACGGCTTCCTGGCCGACTACGGCGCGGCCCGCCGAGCGTCGCCGTACGGCTGGATCCCCCGGGCTGTCGCCCGGGCCGACGTGTCCGCCCCGTCGCCGCGTGACCTGACCCTGGTCGAGCTCCAGAAGCAGGTCACGATCGAGATCGCCAACGGGCTCGGCGTCGACCCGGAGGACCTGGGCGTGTCGACCACATCGCGGACGTATCAGAACGCGGTGGACCGCAAACAGGACAAGATCAATCGGGTTTACGCGCCTTTCATGCGCGCGCTGACCGACCGGCTGTCGATGGGTGACGTGACGGTCCGCGGCCAGTCTGTTCAGTTCGATCTCACCGACTACCTGAAGTCGGACCCGGTCACGCAGGCTGCCTACTGGAGGGCACTGAAGGACATGGATGTCACCGACGCTGCGGAAATCCGCGGCTGGGCCGGGCTCACCGGCGCCCCGCCGAAGTCGACTCCCGCCCCGGCCGTGCTCCCGGTCGCCGCGGCCGGCGGCGGCGGCCGGCGCTTCGCCGACGACGCCCCCGGCTTCACCTTCCACGCCGCGGACTTCGCCGCACCCCCGGCCGCCCCGACCGTCGACACGGCGTCGCGGACCATCACCGGCTTGGCGGTGCCGTACAACGCCACCGCCAGCAAATACGGGCTGAAGCTGCAGTTCATGCCGGGCAGTCTGGAATACAGCGACCCGGGCCGCATGGCCCACCTGAAGGACCACGTGACCCCGGTCGGTTTCCACCGCTCGGTAACCGACTCCGCGGCCGGCCCGATCGTGGCGCTCGCCGTCCTGGACGGCCCGGTGAACGGTGACGGCACGCCATCGCCTGCGAAGGCTGAACGGGACCAACTGCTGTACGACGCCGAGCACGGCCTGTACTCCGGGCTGTCGGTCGGCGTCGATTTCTCGATGGACCCGGCCGCCGGGGACGTGGAGTACGACGAAGAGGCGGACACGTACCGTGTGGTCCGTGCCACGTGGCGCGAAACGTCGACCACGTACATGCCTGCATTTGATGACGCCCGCGTGACCAAGGTGGCCGCGAGCATGACAGGAGGCTCCCCCATGCTCTGCCAGCACTGCGGGCATAAGCACGCGGCGAACATCGCGTGCGCCACGTTCCGCGCACAGCTTCTCGGCACGCAGCCGACCCCGACTCCCGCCCCGACGCCGGCCCCCGGTCCCGCCCCGACGCCCGCCCCGGCCGGCCCGGCCGACGCGGGGACCTTCGCGCAGTTCCAGGCCTTCGTGGCCGCGGGACAGGGCGGCGCCCCGGCTCCGGCCCCGACGCTGGTCGACCCGCATCAGGGCCCGGCCGTCGTCAACGAGCCGCAGCCGTACCGGTTCGACCGGCGCGGCAACCTGCGTCCCGCCACGCATGACTTCTCCGCGGACCTCGCCGCGGGCTGGTCGCTGAACGGCGGCGACCAGGCGGCCCGCGACCGGGCTGAGGGCTGGCTGAAGTACTGCTTCCAGCGCAAAGAGTTCGGCTCCGCGGAAGGCGAGACAGACCACGCCTTCGCCATCACGCCGGCCAACGTCGCCGCGCTGAACTACCCCCAAAACCGCCCGGAAATGTACGTCGATCAGATGGAGTACGAATACCCGCTGTGGGACGCAGTCAACAAGGGCACCCTGGCGAACCAGACTCCGTTCCTGCTCCCGAAGTTCAACACGTCGTCCGGCCTGGTCGCCGACCACGTGTCCGGCACGGAGCCGACCCCGGGCGCCATGACGGCGACGAACCAGACGATCACGCCGACCGCGCTGTCCGGCAAGGTCGAGGTGCTCCGCGAGACGTGGGACCAGGGCGGCAACCCGCAGGCGTCCGGCCTGATCTGGCGCCAGATGGTCCGCGCCTACTACGAGGGCCTGGAGGCCTACGTAGTCGCGCAGATCGCCGCGCTCGCCGCGTCGATCCCGGACATCGCCATCACGACCGCGGCGGCTGACTCCGCGCTGGACCAGGCCATCGCGGACGGCCTGGTGCCGCTGCAGTACATCCGGGGCGGTGACCGGTTCCGGACGGTCTTCACGCAGATCGACCTGTACAAGGCCATGGTCAAGGCGAAGGACTCGGCCGGCCGGCGGCTGTACCCGTCGATCAACCCGCAGAACAGCGTTGGCCAGGCCATGCGCGGTTACACCGCGCTGGACGCGCACGGCAAGATGTGGCTGCCCGCGTGGGCACTCGCCGCGACTGGCTCCGTGGTCGCATCGTCCTACATGTTCGACCCGGAGAAGGTGTGCGCGTGGGCGTCGGCCCCGGAGCGCATCGATCTGCAGTGGCGCGTGGCGTGGGTCGACATCGGCGTGTGGGGCTACAAGGCCTTCGCCATCACGGACTTCGCGGGTACCCGCGAGATCACGTACGACCCGGTCTAACCGGACCTGCCGGGCCGCGCGTCCCCCGTGCGCGCGTCCCGGCACCCCGCCCGTTTCACGTGAAACATCGACTCCCGGAGAGCGGAGATCATGACGGAAAATCTGAAGGACGTGGCCGCGGAGCGCGACGCGCTCCGCGCCGAGGTGGAGAACCTCCGCGGGCAGCTGTCCGCGGCCAGTGCCACCCGGCCCGGTGTGGCCGCGCCCGTGCAGCATCAGTTCGTCCTCAGCGAGGGCCAGCGACAGGAGCTCATCGCCAACGGCGTGGCGAACGTCGGCGGCCGGCTGCTGACCGCGGAGCAGGTCCGGGCGAAGCTGGGCCCGGACCAGCAGGGCGTCGAGATCCCGGACGCCAAGACGACCGTCGAGGTCCCGGCGGGCCGGCCGCGGTCGGCCGTGGCCGGCGTCGACTTCGTCTACCCGTCCGTCGCCCCGGGCGAGATCGACCCGAAGGTCGCCGGCACGCCGGGCATCAACGGCCCGGCCGCGTCCACCGATACCAAGGTCAAGTAGCACGCGATGCCGTGGAAGCCTGACTACCTCACCGTCGCGGCCGCGGCGGCGTACCTGCGTATCCCGGCCGGGGACACCGTGGATGACACGGAGCTGCAGGTGTGGGTTTCCACGGCGTCACGCGCTATCGACGAGTACTGCAATCGGCAGTTCGGTCAGCTCGCCGCCCCGGCCGCCCGGGTCTACCGCCGCACCCCGGTGCTCGATCCGACGCTGGGCCTGTGGTGCTTCGACATCGATGACGTCCAGGACGTGACCGGCTTCCTCGTCAACGGCGTCGCGTACGCGTCGTCCGGCGCCGTGCTCCTGCCGGACAACGCTCCCGCGGACGGGCGGCCCTGGACGCGCCTGGGCGTCACGTCGTATCCGTCCCCGTCCTCCCCCGGGTCTCCGGTCGCGGGGGTCCTGACGGGCCGCTGGGGCTGGTCTGCACAGCCGGTCCAGGTCGGCGCGGCCATGCGGCTGCAGGTGAGTCGGTGGAGCTTCCGGCGGGACGCCCCGTCCGGGGTGGCCGGTAGCCCGGAGTCCGGCTCAGAGATGCGGCTCCTGGCCCGACTGGACCCGGACGTGAAAACCTCCCTGGCCGGCCTGCGTCGCCGCCGGATGGTCGCCTGATGAACCTCAAAGCTGTCATGGTCCAGGTCGGTCAGGCGCTCTCCACCGTCCCGGGTCTCCGCGTCTATGACCACCCGGTGCTCAAGGTCGAGCCCCCGGCGGCCATCGTGTCCTACCCGGAGAGCCTGGAGAAGGCGGCCGGCTACGGCCCGGGTGTCGCCCGGATGGTGCTGCCCGTGGTGGTCATGGTCGGCCGGCCCACCGACCGCACGACGCAGGACCGGATCACGAAGTACGCGGACGGGTCCGGAACGTCATCCATCGCGCGGATCATGGACGCGTACGCCTGGACTGCCTGCCACCACGTGACCGTCGTCGGGATCGATTTCGACGTGGTGACCATGGCCGGCAACGACTACCTGGCGGCGGCCTTCACGCTCGACATCATCGGATCCGGAACGTAGGGAGCGCCATGACCACCGCACACGGCAAGCAGACGGTGATCACCGTCGCTACCAAAAACGTCAGCCCGTTCGTCAAGACGAGCACCCTGGAGCGCGGCGCCGCGGTCCACAACACGACCGGCTACGGCGTCGATGACGAGCTGAACGCGGGTGGCCTGAAGAACGGCAAGTTCACCATGGCCGGTGTGTACGACAACACCGTGACGGTCGGCCCCCGCATCGTGCTCAACCCGCTGGTCGGCACGCTCGTCGTGATCACCCGGGCGGTGGAGGGCACCACGACCGGCAAGCCGCTCGACACGTTCAACGCCATCGTGGAGAAGTACGTGGAGACCAACCCGCATGACGACATGGTCACGTGGTCGGCGGACTTCACCGTCTCCGGTCCCGTGGTCCCAACCGTTCAACCGTAGGAAAGGGGCGTCCCCCATGGCAGTCACGAAAGATCAACTCACTCGGCCCCGGGTCGAGACCGGCCGCGTCACGCTGGAAGGCGGCGGTGACGTGGAGATCCGGCCGCTGTCGCGGGCTAGCGCGTTGCGCGTGCACGACATCGGGCAGCGGGACGGCATCGCGGCTGGCGAGGCCATGCTGTTGTGTCTGGGCATGGTCGACCCCGCGATGACGCTTGACGACGTCGTGCAGTGGATGGCGACCGAAGGCGCGGCCGGCGACGTGGAGGCGGTCTCCCGCGGGATCGGCGTGATTTCCGGGATGACCGCTACGTCCGGCAAGGAGTCGTACAAAAGCCCTGGAGAATGATCCGGAGCTGGAGTTTGAGTTCTACCTCGCGCAGCAACTCGGGATGCTCGTCTCCGATCTGCGGGAGCGGATGGGGCACGGGGAGTTCCTGCTCTGGTCGCGGTTCTACTCGCGGAAAGCGCAGGCCGAAGAGCTGGAGAGGCTGAGGGCGGGATGAGCGCACCGATCCGGATCGACGGCCTGAAGGAGTTCCAGAAGTCGCTGCGGGCCATGGATTCCGACCTGCCGAAGGCGCTGCGGCTGGTGCTCAACGAAGCGGTCACGACGGTCATCGATTGGGCCACGCCGCGGATCCCTCGCAAGACAGGGCGGGCCGCGGCGTCGGTCAAGGCCCGGTCCTCGCAGCGCGCGGCCCGGGTGGCCATCGGCGGCAAGCGGGCCCCGTACATGCCGTGGCTCGACTTCGGCGGCGAGGGCAAGGTGAAGGGCCGCCCGGGGTACCGGCCGTTCATCAAGAAGGGCCGGTACTTGTACGCCGGCCTGGACGCGACGCACGATGAGGTCACGAAGATCATGGAACGTGGGCTGACGGAGCTCGCGCAGCGGGCAGGGCTGGAGGTGTCGTAGTGGCGAATCAAGTCACGCTGACCTTCGGCGGCGAGACGCAGCCGTTGGAGAAAGCCACCGACCGGGCCGGCCAGGCCGTCGAGGTGATGGCGGTCCGGGTCACCGACGCGACCAACGCGTCCGGTGAACGGTTCGACCACCTGTCGGCTCAAAGCAGCCTGCTGTCCGGCGGCATCGGTGACGTGGGCGGCGCCCTCACCGAAGCCTTCGGGGAGAACACTGCGATCGGGGAGTTCGGCGCCAAGCTCGAAAGCGCGTCCGCGGTCGTCACTGGCTTCACCGGCATCATGGATCTTGGCGTGTTCGCCACGAACAACTTCAAGCTCGCGTCCGCAGCGTCCGCGGTCCAGACTACGGTCACGTCCGGCGCCACCAAGGCGGCGGCGGCCGCGCAATGGCTGATGAACACGGCCCTGCTCGCGTCGCCGATCACGTGGATCGTGGTCGGGATCATCGCGCTCATCGCCGTGATCGTGCTCATCGCCAAGAAGACAGATTGGTTCTCGCAGGCGTGGCGCGCGTCCTGGAAGTGGATCAGGTCCGCGGCGTCGAACACGTGGGACTTCATCAAGAAAATCCCCGGCTGGACCAAGGACGCCTTCTCCCGGATCGCGTCGTTTATTACGGCCCCGTACCGGGCCGCCTTCAACGGGATCTCCCGTGCCTGGAACGCCACGATCGGCGGAATGTCGTTCACCTTCCCGGGCTGGATTCCCGGCGTCGGCGGCAAGGGCTTCACCGTCCCGAACCTGCCCACCTTCCATGCCGGCGGCATCGTGCCCGGCGTCGTCGGCACCCCGACCGTGGCGCTGCTGCAGGCAGGCGAGCGCGTGGGGAACGTGGCCGGGGCGGCCGGCGGCGACGGCGGCGTCATCTACGTCCGCGGGGACGGCGTCATGGACGCGCTCATCGAGGCGATCGCGGCGAAGGTGAGCCGGCGCGGCGGCGGCCCGGGCGTGCTCGGGCTGGCGGGCTGAGCCGTGGCGCAAGTAGTGCTCGGGCAGTTCTGGGACGGTGCGGCCTGGATCGACCTGCTCAGCTACTCCGACGAGGGCTACTCGATCAAGCGCGGTTCGGACGGGGAGTCCGGCGGCCGCCCGTCAGAGTTCTCCCTGACCCTGAACAACGACGACGGCCGGTACCGGACCAACGATCCGATGTCCCCGCTGTATGGGCTGGCCGGCCGGAACGCGCGGGTGCGGATCCGGCTCAACGGGGTGACCCGGACGCAGGCGGAGGCGTCATCCTGGCGGCCGGCGAAAACGCCGGAGCACAAGCCTGGGCAAGCCTTCGGCCGTGCCTGGTGTGACCTGCGCGCCGAAGGGCTGCAGCGCCGGATTTCGCAGTGGCGTACGCCGCTGCGGTCCGCCATCCACCGCGCTTTTACCCGGCTCACCACACTGTCCGGCTACTGGCCGATGGAAGACCCCTCCAAGGCCACGCAACTGTCCAATGCGGTGGCCGGCGGCCAGGCGGCGATCCTGCGTGGCGGCGACCCGGGCGGGATCGAGGGCCCGGGCGGGTCGGACAACCTGCTGAAGATCGACGCTGGGATGAGCGCGGTCGGCACCTTCAAGGCCATGCCGACCACGGGCGGCTGGCAACTGTCGTTCATGGCGAAGCTGCTGACGGTGCCGTCGACCGGCACGTATTGGCCTTACATGCAGTGGTGGACCCGGAACGGGAACCGCTGGACCATGGAGGTCAATTGGGACTCCTACCGGTGGACCGTGATCGACAAGGATGGCGGGCTGGTCAAGCAGTTCGGCGCGTCATTCGGCACTGGCGCGGAGCCGAATCAGTGGGTGATCCACCGCATCAAGGTCACGCAGGTCGGTGGAAACGTGCAGATCGAGCCGGCGTGGTATCCGGAGCTGGCCGATGCCATCTACGGCGTGACTGACAGCTATGTCGGGTTGGTGGACGCACCGACGCGGTGGCGGCTCACGCAGAACGTCTGGAACCTTGACGGCGGTTTCGGGCACCTGATTGGGGTCAAGGGCGTCACGGACAATCTCCAGGCAGGCTCGATCACGCAGGCATTCAACGGCTTCGTGGGTGAGGTGGCGGCATCCCGGTTCTCGCGCCTGCTCACCGAAGAGAACCTCACCGGCACGGTGGTCGGCACGGTGGCCGAGACCGCGCCGATGGGCCCGCAGCGACCGAGCACACTTCAGGACCTTCTGAAGGAAATCCGCGACACTGAAGACGCGTTCATCATGGACGATTGGGCGACTATCGGCCTGAAGATGTTCACCAGGCGGAGCACCATGAATCAGGCCGTCGCACTGGCCCTGACCTTCCCGACGCAGGTGGCCTACCCGCTGGATGAGGTCACCGACGATCTGGGTGTGGCGAACATTGTCACGGTGACCAACTCCCGCGGCGCCGAGTACACCGCATCCCTGGACACCGGGCCCCTGTCAACCCTGGTGCCCCCCTTGGGTATCGGTGAGGCGAAGGCGTCCTACGACGTGAACGTGGCGGACGAGACGCTGCAGCTGCAGCAACTCGCGGAGTGGTACCTGGGCAAGAGCACGATCAACCGGTCCAGATACCCGAAGGTCAAGATTGACCTGCTCGCGCACCCGGAGCTCATCTCCGCGGTGGAAGGCGTCGAGCCGTCCGACCGGATCACCATCACCGGCCTTGAGCGCGAGGTGGTTGAGCTGATCGTGGTCGGCTGGGAAGAGCGCGGTGGCCACAACACGCGCACGGTGGAGTTCACCTGCCTGCCCGCGGACGTGCAGCACCACGTCGGCGTATGGGACGACGCCGCGTCCCGGTATGACAGTGCGAGCACCACTCTGGCCGCGGGCACCACGACTACCGCGGTCACGATGCTGCTGACAACCGTCGACCGGGCGGACTGCTGGTCCACCGCCGAGACGCCCTACGCGTGCATGGTGGCCGGGGAGCGCGTCACCGTGACCACCATGACCGCGCCGGCCGGCACCGGGCCGTATACGCAGACGGCTACCGTGATGCGGTCGGTCAACACGGTGGTCAAGGTCCACGTGGCCGGGGAGCAGTTCTCCCTGGCCGACCCCGTCTACGCAGGATTGTGAGGCTCCCGTGCCCGTAGCTGCCGGCGCAAAGATCATCGCCGCGGACATCCCGATCGAGGAGTACCCGCTGGGCCGCTGCGTCCAGGCGGTCGCGCAGTCGATCCCGGACGCTGTCGTCACCCCGCTGACGTTCACCACCGAGGAGTACGACACTCACGGTCAGCACGACCCCGTGACGAACAACAGCCGGCACACCCCAAACGTGCCCGGCTACTACGAGTACCACGGGGCGTACTACTCCGCGGCGCCGACGACCCTGGCCAACATGGACGCGTTCTTCCGCAAGAACGGGGCCGGGTCGCAGCCGTCCGGCGACCGCGGCAACGACGGTGCGATCGCGCAAAGCAAGTCCGCGCACATCACGCAGCCGATGAACGGCACCACCGACTACATGGAGTTGTGCGCCTTCCAGGACTCGGCCGGCGCCACGAACACCAACGTGTCAGCCCGCTTCACGAGCTACATGGAGTGGAAGTACCTGAGGCCGCTGTGACCCACCAAGATCAACAAACTCGAGGTTTTCTGTCAGACCGGAGTGAGATCATGGACTTGTGCCTGCCTGGTCCCGCGGGCGCATGATGGGCATCATGAGAGGTGTCTCCTTGAAAAACGTTCCCCTCGGAGCCTGGATCTTCGCCACCGCCGCTGTCGTGGCGCTGGTTGCCGGCTTCGTAACCCTCGCCATCAACGGCTCGGACTCGGCCGAGCTCCGCTGGCTCGTGCTCACCCTGCTGAACGTCGGCGGCGGCGCCGCGTCGGTCGGCGGGCTGGTCTACTCCGGCGCCGCGGCCCGTAACGCTCAAGTCGCGGCAGAGCAAACCAACGGCGCGCTGGACGCCCGGATCCTGGCCGGCGCTGCCAAGGCGCTGGAAATGCAGCGCGCTGCGGACATCGTGCCCGGCGGGGAGCTGCGGCGGTGAGCCGGTCACAGAACGGCTGGTCGGTCATCGACCATGACGGCTGCACGGACCGGGCCGTGCTCGGCGTGGAGTTCCCGAACGGGTGGCGCCGCGGTGACGTGGACGTGATCTTCGCCTACCTGATCGGCCGGCTGCACCGCGAGGTTGAAGCGCTCGATAAGGGCGGCTGCTGGGGCTGGTTCGTCAAGCCGATCGAGGGCAGCGCCACGATCAGCAATCACGCGTCCGGGACGGCGATCGACTACAACGCGCCGGCTCACCCGATGGGCTCGCGGAACACGTACTCGGCGGCGAAGCGCTCGAAGATCCGTGCGATCCTGGCGGACCTGGAGGGCGTCGTGCGTTGGGGCGGGGACTACACCGGCCGGCCCGATGACATGCACTTCGAGATCCACGCCAGTGCCGACGACGTGGCCGACATGGCTGCGAAGATCAAGGGGGAAGACGTGAGCCCGGAAGAGCTGCTCGACTACGACAACGTGCCCAACCTCTACAGCGACAAGGGCACCAACCCGAACGTCACCGTGCGCACCGCGCTGAAGGCGGCCGTGTCCGCAGACGTGACCGTCCGCGACGTGGCCGCGGCCGTGGCCATCCTCCGCGGGGACGTGCAGTCCATCGAAGCGAAGATCGACGCACTGATCGCGGCGCTGCCGGCGCGGTAGGCTCTGGGCGTCGGTGGGACGCCCGACACAACCCACAAAGATCTGCGACCGCGTGGGGTGGCAAAACGGCCCGGACCAGTGGTCCGGGCCGTTCTGCGTGAGAGGTCAGAGCCAGTCGGTTTCACGCGTCATTTCTTGCCTCCCTTCTTCGGGTTCACCGCCTTGACCTGCTTCTTTGCGGTGTACTTCGGCTTCTGGGCCTGCATCGGCGGTGTGGTCGAGCGGGCACCCTTGCCCACGTCGACGCCTTTGCTCAGCCAGTCGCGGAAGCCCATGAGCGTCCAATCTTGTCAATCGTCGCCGCGGACAGCCGCGGCGGTGGCGGGAGGTACCGGGCCGGCGCGTCGCCGAGCATCAGGAGCCGCTCGTGCTGTCCGGTACCGTCCGATGTCGTCCGGGGTTGTCCGGGGATGACCGGCACGGCATAGACGGCGAGGTTGAAAGCGATCTCTTCCATCACGGGGCGGCCGGAGCCGGCGCCGGTATGGGCGTGACGCCCGTGCCCGGCACGGCCCCGGTGTCGCTGCCGCTGAGCAGGACGCCGGCAGCCAGGATGACCATGACCAGGGCGGTCACGAGCAGCACGGACCCGGCGGTCCGGAGGTGGTAGCGCCAGCTCATTTCGCCGCCGTGACCATGCTGACGATGACGGGGGCGTCGGTGGTCTTGGTCGGCAGAGCCTCGCCGCGTGCGGCGTACCCGGCCTTGACGGCCTGCTGGTCCAGGATCTCCCGCGGGGTGCCCGTGGACACGATCCACTCCCCGTAGGTGCCCGGGTCGATCTCCTTGACCTGGGCCTTGAGGGAGTCCACGTCCTTGGTGAGTTTGCGCAACTCCCGGCTGCGGGCGTCGTAGTCGGCCAGCAGCATGCTGATCCGGGTGCGCTTCTGTGCTGCAGTCTCGCGGGCCATGATCATTTCCCCTTCGGTTGCTTCGGCTGCTTGGTGCCCTTGGCGTGGGTGCCCCGCTGGCCCTTGGCTGCGTGCTGGCCTTCGTGTTTGGTCGACAGGCCGAGAATCTTCAGCAATCCCATGTCAGCGCTCCCCGCGTGCCTGGAGGGTCTCGACGGTGCTCTGCTTGCGTCGCTCCCGGAAGATCTCCAGGGCGTCCAGGGCGTCATCCATGGCGGCCGGCGCGCTGCTGGTGAGCCATCCGGCGATGAAGTGATGGTCGCGCTCGTCCAGGCTGAGCCGGTCGATGCGCCGTGACACGTCCTGGCTGGTCGGCTCGACGGCCTGCTCAGCGGTAATGTCGTGCGGCCCGTGCGGCTCCACGATCACGCCACAGGGGGACTCGTACCCAGGCGGCATGCCCTGGCAGGCTGTGATCGGCGCGGCGTGCGCCTGGTTCAGCTTGGCGGCGGCTGCGGCCAACTGTCGTGCTCCGTTGCTGCGTTGCGTGGTCATGCCGCAGACCATGACACACGGTTTGCGGTTACGTCAACCGTGTGTATCGTGGCGACCATGAGACCTAACGAGCCGAACACGGCTCCAGCAACCGAAGCCCGAATGTCGGTGGTGGACCAGCGCTACGCGGAGCGGCTCCGGATGCGCGGCTGGCACTGCTACGCCCCGGGCGAAGTCCTCACCGTGATGGTCGAGCCCGGCCTGTCCCTGCCGGGTCAGCACCCGGCGCCGGACCGCGTCACGCTCCACCTGCGGCCGGCCGTGCCCTGTGGATGAGCCTGTGGACGACACCGCGGTGCGCCGCGGCTCCGGCCCGGCGGCGATCCCGTACGTGCCCGCGGTCATCCCGCCGGACCCGGCTCGGGATGCCCGGGTGGCCGCGCGCCGCGCCGCGGACGCCGCGCGGGCCGGCCGCGCGCTTGACGCAATGGCGCCTACCCCGGTCCGCGCGGTTGGCGCGGCCTGGCAGGACGGGTACCGGGAAGGGTTTGACAAAGGGTGGTCGGACGGTTACGCAGCGTCGGACTTACACCATAACCGTCATTATGGTGTGCCCGACGATGCGTGCTCGCACGGTGCGGCTGGCGGCCTTTGCGGCCGGATCGAGTGCCAGGTGGGCGACGGTGACGCCTGGGCTGACGCGTGGCCGGACGGTGCGGTGTGAAGCCGCTGCAGGGCGAGGTCGGGTTCTTCGTCGACCGCGACGCTACGCATTGCCACCGGTGCGGCGATTGCAACTACAGCGAGAGGCTCGTATGCCTCACCTGCGACCCGTCCGGGCGGACCTTTTGGGTCGGGCAGACGGTCGTGGTCCGCGACCTTCGGCGCGTCCGATGACGTGGGTGGCGGCGATGCGCTGGGCCCTGCTCCGCGCTCGGGAAACTGGCATCAAGCGCAAGGTGTACGCCTATCCGGTTCCGGTTGTGCCTGATGGTTGTGGGCGGCAAAACGGCTGGGCGTACGCGGTCGGTAAGAGCGATGAGGATGGTTGCGAGTAAATGGCGGACGCACGGTATTTCCACAAGAACGAGGGGCTTAAGGCATTCGCCGCGGCCAATGCTGTGCGTGAGTTGGGTCCGGTCCGCTGGGGCCCGGACCGGACCTTCTGGGCCTACCTGCCTGCTGGGGTATGGCACTCCGACGATGACCTGCTGCACGCGCGGATCGTGCGCACCCTGGAGGAGAACTACCGGCCGGCCCATGCTCAGGTGATCCGGGACGTGCTCCGGGCCGAAGTGGGCCGGATCGGCATCGAACCGGTGACGCGCTGGATCAACGTCCAAAACGGGATGTTGGACTGGAACGCTGTCGTGGCCCCGGATTTGGTGCAGCATCAGGAGGTGTATCTGTCCACTGTGCAGCTCCCGGTGCAGTACCGCCGCGGGGCGACGTGCACGCTGTTTGATGAGTTCCTGGCGTGGGCGGTGGCGCCGGAGGACGTGCTCCGGGTGTGGGAGATCCTGGGCTATCTGATGGTGTCCGGCAACCCGCTGCAGCGCGCCGTGTTGCTTGTCGGCGGCGGCGGCAACGGCAAGGGCGTCCTGCTGGAGGTGATCAAAAAACTGCTGGGAGACAGCAATTGCACGTCGGTACCGCTGCATGATTTCGCCGATAACCGGTTCGTGACCGCGGAGCTGTTCGGGCGCCTGGCGAACGTGTGCGGGGACATCGATTCGACGTGGATCGAGAACACGTCCCGTATCAAGGAGATCACGGGGGAAGATACCGTAATGGGGGAGCGGAAGGGGCAAGATCCGTTCTACTTCCGGCCCTGGTGCAAAATGGTGTTCTCGGCCAACGACATCCCGGGTAGCGCGGACTCGTCCCGCGGGTGGACGCGTCGCTTCGAGGTAGTCAACTTCCCGAACACGCCGAAGATCTCGGACCGCACGTTGAAAGACCGGCTGACGACGCCGGCCAGCCTGTCCGGGATCGCGCTGAAGGCGGTCATGGCGCTACGGGGCCTGATGGACCGCGGGGACTTCTCGCACGGCGCCGCGCGCGATGAGGCCAACCGGCGCTTCGCTGAGCGGTCCAACACGGCGTTGCGGTGGCTAGGGGAGGCCTGCACCTACCCGATCGATCCTGGGGCGTCCTGGACGCGCTCAACGGCCGTGTGGGAGGCGGCGAAGCCCTGGCTCTGGGCCGAAGGGTCGCCGCTGAAGAAGCAGGGGTTTTACTCGCTGCTGAAGCAGGTGCCCGGGGTGACCTTCGTGAAGCACAACGGGTACGACGGCTTCCGCGGTTTCGCCCTGCCTGGAGGGGCCGAAAAAGCCACTCCAGAGCCTCAAGTGGAAAACGTACAAGCCCCTGACCTGGGGTTATGGGCAAAAGTGGAGTAAGTGGGTTTCTGAGCAACTCGGGCCATGCGCGTAATTACACGACATGATCATGCCTGTCAAGTAGGGGGTATCTGAGTGGGTTTCACATTCGCCGCGTACACGCGCCTAGTTCTCTTTGTGCTCAAAGATCAACTACTCAGCGAGATACTGGGAGGGTGGGCGGATCCTGGACATCGGGCAGCACGAGGGCCTGGCGCCGCATGCGTGCGGCAGTGCTGGCGCGCGACGGCTACCGATGCCGGGCACACGCTGACGGGTGGTGCGCCCGGGCCGGCCGGCCCGGGCCGCATCGCTGCACGGAGCTGGCGAGCCACGCGCATCACACGCTGGGCCGGCGCCGCACTGGCGACGACCCGGCGCACATCGTCGCCGCATGCGCGTCCTGCAACCTGCACATCGGCGAGCCACCATCACTCATCGCAGAGGGAGATCCACAATGCCGACCACTAACCCGCTGGAGCTGATCCGGTTCGGGATCCACCGCACGTTGGGGATGGTGATCT